CCATGAAGCTCTTAAAGCCGCTGGTATAGCCTTTAAAACTGACGAGTCCAGGCTGATGCGTGGAAGTAGACAATTTGACGAGTCAGACAGTGGACTTAAAGAGAGAAGCATAAGAGCAGAAAACATACCTCTTCCCGGTAATATTAGACTGTCAAACGAGACAACACTTGGAGCAGCTGTAAACTTTTTCGGAGGTGCAGCACGAGTTCCTTCAAGGTTCCTTGTTGGAGGTGACGAGTTCTTTAAGAACATGGCTATGCGCCAATACCTAAGAACTGAGTTTGCTATGGAAGCAATGAGTAACCCTCAAATAGCAAAGAACGGAAAAGCTATTGCCGCTTACGTGGAAAAAGAAATGGGCAAAACCATGAACAAAGCTGGCACTTATTACAGCGAAATGGGAAGAATTTTAGAGGCCAATAGAGTACTCGACGAGCAAGGCTTAAAGTATGGCGACGGTCGAGAAGAAGCGATGGAAAAAATACTCGATCAAAAGTTTGATGAAACTCGATCAGCGATGGCCGAAAGAGCTGCGCGTTACACTAGAAAATCAACCTTTACATCTAACTACAACGAACTCCAGGTTCCAGCTTTGGAATCTATGGGTAATTTAGGAGCGAGCATACTTAAAGCTCACCCAGCTCTTCGGTTTATTGTTCCGTTTCTTAAAACACCTTTAAACATTGTTAACTTTGGATTGGAAAGAACTCCTGTAGGTCTAGCTATGTATGGCCTTAAAAAACATAGAGAGCGCTATAGAAAAATAATGGACGAGGGAACTCCACAAGAAAAAGCAGAGTTAAAAGGAAAACTAGCAACAAGCGTTCTTACAACTACGTTTACTCTTGCGTATGTAAACAGCAACGCAGAATTTATCACAGGGGGTGGTCCTCAAAGCAGACAAGAAAGAGACGTCCTTAGAAAGGCTGGATGGCAACCTTACTCATTCAAAACTCCTGAATGGTTTCCGGGAGGAGAACAATACGTCAGTTATCAAAGACTTGACCCACTGGCAACAATGCTAACTATGGCGGCAGACTTTAGAGATTATCAGAAATTTGAGATTGCCGACGACAACGACGAAAACGCAGCGATAAACTTTGCAAACATGGCAATGATTTACGCAGTCAACCTTACCGATAAAACATTCCTTAAAGGAGTAAACAACATGTTCAACGTGCTTAGAGAACCTGAGTACTACGGCCCAAAGTTGTTTAAAGATGTAGCGGCTGGATTTGTTCCTAACCTAGCTAACCAGCTTCAAAACACAGACTCAGAAATAATAGTTAGAGAAGCAAGGACAGTAGCCGACGCGACTCTTAGAAGGATTCCTGTAAAGTCAAAAGAAGTCGCACCTAAAAGAACTGTTCTAGGCGACGTCATCACTAGGGACAACCCTGGAGGAATCTTTGGATCAACTTTAAATCCTCTTTATATTTCTAAAGTTAAAAACAACGCTGTAGACAACGAACTGGCGCGACTAAGCCACGGGTTTAAAATGCCATCGAAGAAACTGTTTAACATTCCAAACATTGATCTTACAAAGATAGCGTCTACGAAAGGTAAGTACGACACTTACGACCGCTGGATGGAGCTAAGAGGCACAGTTAAAATAGGTAATAAAAATCTAAGACAAAGACTTAAAGATTTAATAGGAAAAGAAGGTTATAAAAAGCTAGCTGAAGGCGAATATTACGACAGCACCGCAGTGAAGTCTCCCAAGATCAAAGCTATTACAGACATTATTAACAGATACAGCTCTAAAGCTCGCTTTGAGTTAATCAAAGAAACTCCTGAACTAAAGGAGAAGTATATAGAGGCGATGAGGACTAAACGTGATTATCTACAAAACAAATTATAAAATAAAATTAAACATCATATCAATCAATCATGCCAAATTCATATATAGAATATTCAGCGTCAGGAACAGGAGCCAATCAATTGGGACAACAGGTCTTCAGTTTTAGTTCTCTTGATTATTTAAACATTTCAGATATTAAAGTCAAAGGGTGGAACTCCAGTGTTTGGCAAGATCTAGCATTACTCTCTTCATACGGAGACAGTACTCCAACTGACGGTTATAACGCTGCTGATAAAACTTTAAAGTTAGCTGGCGTACCTTCTTATAACAAAATACGATTATACAGAAGCACCTCTAAGAACGCTTTAGTGGACTTTGTAGACGGCGCAAGGCTAACGGAAAGCGACTTAGATACCGCTTATAAGCAAGGATTATTTGTTGCTCAAGAAGTCTCAGAAGATGCAGCAGCAATTGGAACAACTAGCACAACTAATATAAGCCACACTGGAACAACCTCAGTAGAAACTCTTATTGCTAGTGGAACTGTTGTTATTCCTTCGGGAACTGCTGCTACTCATTTTTATAGAGAGGGGACGTGGACTGCAACAGCTAGAAGCGGAAACACAGGAACAGGTACTTATACAAAGATAGGTAACTTAGTTTGGTTTAGTGTTACGATATCCAGTATTGCTAGTACAGGTACTTCTAATGAAATGAATATAACAGGGCTTCCTTATACCTCTGCAAATAACTCAATTGATAGCGCTGTTAGTATTGGAATGGAATACAAAATAGACGCTCCTGCAAGCACAACAACATTGCGAGCTAAAGTGGGTGCAAATAGCACATCTGTATTCTTTTATTGGAGTAAAAACGACCTAGCTTATGCTATTTCTACTTGCGCTGATTTTGATGCGAGTGATGCAATGATAAATATTTCAGGGTCATATCAAATAGCATAGATTAATATGAACAATCAATTCACAACGCCAACTGTTGGTGTTTTAGGTCTACTTGCGAACATTACTCTTGGTGATGTAAACGAGCTTCTTGCTGTAATGGTAGGTCTGGCAACACTAGTTTACATGAGTTTAAAGATAATTAAGGAAATACGTAAAAAGGATAAATAACTATATGGAAGACAACGACAAAGACAACATGGGGAGAATGTATACTCTACAAGATCTTCTTACAGATGAGTTCATAGCTAGGATAAAAATAGGCGATGCAGAGCCTTCTTTACTGAATGCCGCTCGGCAATACCTAAAGGACAACGGAGTTCATTCAGGATTAAAGCAAGACACTAAGATACAAGACCTTGTAAGTGTTCTTCCGTTTAAAGAGGAAGAAGGAATAGACAAAGTAGTAAAACACGCTTCTAATTAATGAGAAATTACAAAAGAGAATATAAAACTTATCACGGCTCCGAAACCCAAAAGAAACGAAGAGCCGGAAGAAACAAAGCAAGAAGACTTGTTATTAAATCAAAAGGTAAAGCAGCTCTTAAAGGTAAAGATATCGACCACAAAGACCGCAACCCTCTCAACAACAGTAGAAAAAATTTAAGAATACAAAGCAAAGCCAGGAACAGATCTCGAAACAAATAAATGGAAATCCCAGAAGAATTAAAGGATTTCAGGAACTTTTTATATCTAGTTTGGAAACAATTAAATTTACCTGATCCTACTCCTATTCAGTACGAAATAGCCGACTGGATGCAGAACGGACCTAAACGTGCTGTAATTCAAGGCTTTCGAGGCGTAGGCAAATCCTGGATCTGTTCCGCTTATGTAGTCCATCAGCTTCTACTAGATCCCTCAAAGAACATCTTAGTTTGCTCTGCAAGTAAAACTAGAGCTGACGACTTCTCTACCTTTACGTTAAGATTGATTCACGAGATGCCTTTGCTTGAACATCTTATTCCCACCGACAAACAACGATTTAGTAAAATTAGTTTTGACGTTGGCCCGGCGCCAGCCGCACATGCCCCCAGCGTTAAATCTTTGGGTATAACCTCACAGCTGACAGGCAGCCGAGCTGACATTATTGTTAGCGATGACTGCGAGGTTCCAAACAATTCGGCGACGCAGGGCATGAGAGATAAGCTTGGAGAGCAGGTCAAAGAGTTCGAGTCCATTCTTAAACCTGATAAGGAATCTAAAATTATCTTTCTAGGGACGCCACAATGCGAAGACTCATTGTATAATAAATTAATCGAACGTGATTATACGTCGCGAGTGTGGACCTGTAAATACATCACGCCCCAGAAGAACGAAAAGACATACTATGGGAGCGTGAGTCCGCTCTGCGTTGCCGAAGATAAAAAACAAACAAACAAGTCAACAGAGCCTACAAGATTTAGCGAAATAGACTTAGCTGAAAGAGAAGTCAGTTACGGTAAAGCCGGGTTCGCTATGCAGTTCATGCTGGACAGCCGCCTGTCTGACATAGACCGCTACCCTTTAAAGGTAAATGACTTAGTTGTCATGGACATAGACGAAGAGGTCGCTCCAGAAAAAGTAGTCTGGGCGCAGTCTCCCGAACTGGCGTGGACTAGCGAAGTACCTAATGTTGGCTTTACAGGCGACAGGTTCTACCGCCCCTTTAAGCAAGTTGGAGACATGGTTGAGTTTACCGGATCTGTTATGTCTATTGATCCCTCCGGACGCGGTCGCGATGAAACATCCTGGGCCGTAGTAAAGATGCTTAACGGTTATCTATACGTGCCTGACGCTGGCGGAATGCAGGGAGGCTACAGCGAAGACGTGTTAAAAACATTAGCCATTAAAGCCAAGAAACATAAAGTCAACTACATCATCGTTGAGTCCAACTTCGGTGACGGAATGTTTAGCGAACTCTTTAAACCCTTTTTAACAAAAATACACCCCTGCTCCATTGAGGAAGTAAGGCACAGCATCCAAAAAGAAAAACGTATAATAGACACCCTGGAGCCGGTAATGAGTCAACATAAACTCGTCATATCCCCAGAGGTCATAAAGAACGACTTTAGCACAGCTCAAAACTACGCCCTTGAATCTCAACTCCGCTATCAACTGATTTACCAGCTGTCGCGAATAACAAGAGACAGGGGAGCCATAACGCACGACGACAGACTTGACGCCCTCGCAATGGCTGTCAGCTACTGGACCGAACAAATGGCACAAGATGCCGAAAAGAAAATTAAAGACAGAAAAGAAGATTTACTAAACGAAGAACTAGAAAAGATTCAAGACGTCTACTTTGGGAACAAACAACACCACAGGAACAGCCCTAATTGGATCTAGGATTCACGAGAAGGGCTTAAAGGAGCTTTTGGCTGCCTTATACCTGTTTTAAAACAACGACGATTTGTAGAGGAAATATAATGAAGAAAATAAAAGAAGGGCTATTTGAAGCTCAAGAATCCATCAGCAAAGCTATCGAGGCACTTACAGAACTCGAAAGACTGAAAGAGGAACCCACAGCAATACCCTTTCCCACCAACAGTATACCAAGAGATGACCTAAACGTCGCTATATGCGTAGGTCACTCAAGGTCAGGCGACACTGGAGCCGTAAGCGCCGGAGGCATCAACGAGTGGACCTACAACAAAAAAGTAGCAGAACACCTCAAATCAGACCTCCAGGAATACGGCATCAGCAGCTTCGTCGTCGATAACTATGGGGGCAGTTACGGATCTTATACGTCAGCCGTAGATTGGCTCGTAAAACACTTAAAGGAACAAAAAGCCTCCATAGCTATCGAATTACACTTTAACGCCTCAAGCAACTCAAAAGCCGAAGGCATGGAAATGCTGTACTGGAAAACTTCAAGGATCGGTATGACCCTCGCAGAATACCTGCTCAGAGGATGTAAGAAATACTTTCCACTCATAAAGAATAGAGGAACCAAAAAGAGAGATACAGGCGACCGAGGGGCCACCTTCCTACGTAAAACTCACTGCCCAGCAGTAATCACAGAACCGTTCTTCGGATCTTGTTGGGAGCCAGATTGGACCACCTTCGCAAACAGTGAACACATTTTAAGCCAAGCCCTAGCGCACGGCATCAAAAATTGGGCAGATGAACACATCTTATAATCCACGACAAATTACCATAGGAGGCCATAAGTATAAAATCGTTTATAAAAAAGACCTGGAGGACTTCGGTAACCTAGACGTCGATAAGAAAATCATCACAATACGAAGCACCCTCAAAATAAACGATAAACTTGACACCATCCTTCACGAAGCCTTTCACGCCTGTCTAGCAATCTCTGGACTAAGCTACCTCATAGACGACGAAAACAAAGAAGAAGCACTAGTTAGAGCTTTTGACAGCCTCCTTTTACCAACAATAAAAAAAGAATTAAAGAAAGTACTTAAAAAACAGTCTAAATAATTTGTTCGACTATATGAAGAAGGGGAGAAGGGGGAAAGGTAAACAATCCCTACTATAAGTAACTATGGGAGGCTATGGAATAGGTCAATAAGAAGGCTATAAAATAAGAAACAGACACAACTATAAATAATAGCTTTAAGTATAACTATAAGGAAAGAGATAAAGTAAGAGTATAGTTGGCTTTAAGTTAACTTTAAGTAGCTTTAGGAACACTTAACTACATGTTTTGTGTGGTGTTTGTTTTCTGTTAATGTTTCTGCTGCTGTTTTGTTGCTTGTTTCTTTTGGTAAAAAAATGTGAAAGGGTAATACGTGGTATATCCGGGCTCGAAGCCCCCAATCGGGTTAGATTCCTATCAGAAACCTATCATCTTAATTTAAATTAGCCGGCTATCTATTAACTAGATTTGTGTTTTATTTGTCACTAATCGAAAAAAACTATCATTATTGACCGGCTTTAAAACACATCACGCAAGAACTAGAATCTTGTGTAAACTTTAAGACTCTTTTTAAAAGCTGTTTTCTTTTTGTTTGTTTTGTTTACGTCTTTTTTTATTTATCTACGTTTTTGCACTTAAAGCCGGTCTTATAGCCTGACTTAAAGCCGGTCTTATAGCCTGACTTAAAGCCGGTCTTATAGCCGGTCTTATAGCCTGACTTAAAG